GCCCTGCGCGCCGGCCGTGCTGGGGATCAGCTCGTAGTAGGCGGTCGCCAGCTTCATACCTTCGGACAAGACGACTCACCCCCGCCCAAGGTCGGCTACTCTCGGGCGCATGAATCCGCTCACGCCTGGCTCGTTCGTGGTCATCACCATCGGAGTCGTGCTGGTCGGCAGCGGGATCAGCCACGTCGGCGAGACGGCCTTCGACTGGGACACGACTGCCGACTGGATCGAACGCGCCTCGTGGGCGCTCGGTGGGCTCCTGGTCCTCGCCGGACTGCTCGCGAAGGCAGTGCAGGTCGGCGTGCGGTCGAGCGAACACAGCTAGTTCGAGGCGAGCTTCGCGGCGTAGCGCCGGTCGAACTCCTCCTGCGTCATCGCGTCACCGACGCGCATCTGCGCGGGCTTCTTCGGGTCGACCCCCGGACGGATCGTCGGCTCCGGCGGCGGGTTCGACCGCTTGCCGGCGTTCTTGGTCTTGGACCACTTGAGCCACCGGAGCTCGTCGAGCATCGACGCCGCGAGCATCGACGGCAGGTCCCACATCCAGTCCTCGGGGTTGCGGGCACGGAAGACCGCCGACGTTCGCGGATGCGTCTGGCCGACGATGACCCACAGGTCACGCCACGACAGCTCCGCCGTGCCCAGCTGGTCGATGTGTCGACCGGCCGCCATCAGATCGAACTCGACGGCCTCGCCGTGCTCCGTCAGGAGTCGGACGAGGCTTCGGATTCCCCCAGGCCGATCCCGGACGCCTTCTTCCACGCCTCGACCCAGTCCTCGAACTGGTCCTGGTCGTCGAACAGCGCCAGCAGATCCTCGTCGGGGAAGTAGGCCCGCAGGACGTGGCGCGACGCCTGAGCGTCGCCCATGTCCGCGATCTCCGCGGCGATGACGGGGCGGATGAACTTCAGGAGCGGGATCGAGTACTTCTTCTTCGACGGCGGGAAGTGGAACTCGAAGCGGTTCTCGGGCAGCGATGCCTTGGACTTCGGGACTGCGTACATGTGGACTCCTACTAGGTGTGGACTCGATGGGTGAAGTCAGGGGGCGGGCCGGGAGTCCACTCGACGACCCGCCCCCCGTGCGTGGGGACTCAGCTGGTCTTGATGCCGTCGTCCCAGTACTCGTAGAAGTAGTCGCCCGACGCGTTGGGGAACAGCCCCGCGGTGACGCCGTGCGCGGCGAGCTCGTCGTCCTTGTAGGTGACGTCGTCGGTCTCGGTGATCTGGACGATCGGCAGCACCAGACGACCAACGGCAGGGCCCGAGAACATCTCGACGACCCAGACGTTCTTGGGCGACGGCGTGCCCAGCTTGCCGGTGATCGCCAGCTTCGTGCCGGCGCTGGACGTCGCTGCGGTCTCAGCGACGTTCGCGGCGCCGTAGATCAGCTCCTGCGTCAGCTTGTTCAGATACTCCGCCAGCGTGGTCTGCAGCGTCGCCTCGACACCGGTCTGCGCGATCACGATGGTGTCGCCACCCCACGCCTTGATCGGACTCGTGTCGCGGGACTCGGCGCGAGTGACGCCGTCCTCCGTCACGTAGCCGACCGCCTTGAACGCCGCGTTGAGCGCAGAGGTCTCGTTGGTCGGGAGCGGAGTACCGAGGGGGGCGACCAGCAGGCCGCCGGTGACCTTCGGCTTGGCGACGATCGCCTTGTTCGCATCGTTCGTCATGATGGGCGCCTTTCGGGCAGGTATGTGGACTCCAGATGGAGGGTGTTGCTAGGGGGTGGTCGCGCCCCAGACGCGCACCTCGCCGGTGGAGGTGTACCGGACCTGACTGGTGGTCGGGTCCGGAAGATTCTGTGGGTAGCCGAAGCCGCGGGCGCCGCGGATGACGCCGTCCTGGCTGCGGATGATCGCGACTGCGAGGTCGCACAGGTCGTAGGCGTCGCTGTCGGCCGCCGCGTAGCCCTCGACCGTGATCTGCGGGGCGCTCGTGACGAGCGTCTCCGTCGTGCCGCCGACGACCCTGACGACGATGAACTTGCCCGGCTTGGGGTTGGTCGTCGCGGCGGGGATCTTCGGGTACGCCTTCACGCCCGAGGGGAGCTCGGCGTTGAGCAGGTCGAGGATCACCTTGGCCGCGTGCGGGAAGCGGACCTTGTCAGCCACGGCCGGCGTCCAGGGACCGTGTCAGCGCACGGTCGGTCTGCTCGTCGACCATCCCGTCGGCGTTCGCCGTGACGACGATGACGCGTGCACGGGACTTGTTCTCGGTGACGATGACGTCGAACTTCGGGAAGCCGCCGGCCGCGTCGACCATGCGGCGCCCGCGGGCGATCATGTCACTCACCAGGGCTGGCGCCTTGCGGAGCTCGTTGAAGCCGTCGTTGTGGAACTTGATCCGCTTGATGCGCACGCTGCTCGCCATGTCAGCCCCTCCACCGCTCGAGCAGCACGACGTCGTGCGACGTGCTGCGGCTGGCGCCGGTCCACCGCTGTGGCTCGCCGGAGACGCGGTACAGCTCGCCTTGGTACCACCCGAAGTCCTGGCCGGTGACGTCCTGGCCGGGAGGCTGGTAGATCGTCCAGGCGATCAGGTCGGCCTCACGGTCGACGAGGTTCTCGGTCGGCGGGCCGGGCTGGATGGAGCAGCGTGCGATCGGGAGCCTGTCGGGCTCGCCGTCGAGGTCGAACTCCTGCGTGGCGTCGTCGAACGGGAACCGCTGACGTTCCCACGAGTCCCGCCAGAACGACATCACTCGTCGACCCGGTACTTGTCGAGGATCGCCTTCTCGTGCTCGAGCAGAGCGATCCCGCCTGACACTCCGACCCCGGTGAGCGCGAAGCCGACGTTGACGCCGCCGGCCTGCTCGCGCGTCCGTCCCGCCGGGGAGTCGAGCTGGCGGGCGGCGGCGCTGACGACGACACCGACGACATCCTCGGGCGCGCTCTCGTAGCCGTGCTCGAGGACGACGAAGGTCTTGCCCGGGCGAGGCGACCAGCACCCGGCCGCCAGCTCGAGGAAGCCGGCAGTCGAGTCGTCGACCTGCGTGAGGTCGACGACCCGGCCGTCGGTGATGACGCTGACGATCGTCTCGATCTTCAGCGTCGGGAGGAACAGCAGGTTGCTGCCGTCCCCGTCGAGCTTCAGCGTCTCGGTCACGACTGGCGCAATGTGCCACCCGCAGTAGTTGCGGACGGCGCGCTGAGCCTGCCGGACGCTCGCGGCCTCGTCGCCCGACATGAGCTTCGTCAGGTCGCCCGTGGTCGCGAAGTCCGGCAGGCCCGCCATCAGGCGCCCTTGCCGCGAGGCTGGCGCGCCTTGTTGGCCGGCTGCGCCGCAGCGGTCGTGACCGCCCCGTCCACGGGCGCGGCCTTCGCGTCGGCCAGCTCGGCGAGCTTCGCTTGCAGCCGTTCGGGATCGGACGCCAGAGCCCGGAGGTCCTCGAGCTCGGCCGCGTCCTTCTCGGCCTTCTCGCGACCCTCGTCGGACGACGCCGCACGGAACTGCTCGAGCTCCGCCGCGTCGACCTCGGCCTGCGCCTTGGCCTGCGCGGACGCCTCGGCGTACGGGTCGACGACGGGCGTCGGCTCGCTCGGCTCCAGCTCGAGAGCCTTCGCCTCCTCCGGCCGGTACCGGACGCCATCGACGACGATCATCCCCACCTTGTCGGCGCTCATGCGGCGGGCTTCACGATCACGAGGCGAGCCGGCTTCCAGATGACCTGGGCCGCGCGGAGCTCGCCGCGGACGTAGGTCATGTTCCGCTGGGCGTAGTCCTTGTGCTGGTTGAACGCCACCACGGACAGGCCCTCACGGTCCAGGAGCGCGACCTGCTTGAAGTCGCCGAGCACCGCGTGGGTGTCGATCAGCTTCTCGCTGGTGACACGCGGCCGACCGAACAGCGTGTTCGCCCCGCCACCGAACGGACCGCCGCTGTAGTAGCGGCCGTCGTTGTCCTGCAGCAGGTCGAGCGCGGCGTCCATCTCGGGCGACAGGACCACGGCGTCGACGTTGCCGCCGGCGACCCGGATCACCTTCAGGATCGCGATGCGCGAGGCGCGGATGAACGCCTTCACCGTGGCGTCGGTCGGCAGACCGTCGGCGCCCGCGGCGACAGCCGTGTACTCGACGGACTGCACGCCCGTGGTGAAGTAGATGCCCTTCGGCTGGCCGGAGATCCCGGTGCCGTTGAGCAGCTTGTCCTCGACCACGGCGTCGAGCGAGTACCGCAGCTCGGCGTCCATGTACGTCGCGAACGCCGGCGCGTCGGCGAGCAGCTGGTTCGTGACGTCGTAGCCGTCGGCGTAGGTGTAGACCTTCGCGTCGGCGAGCTGCGTGGACAGCTCGCTGACCGGCTTGAGCGCGGCGTTGTCGGTACCCGAGGTGGCCTCGGGGACGACAGCGGCGTTGCGCGTGACCGCGATGACCTGGACGTACTCGAAGTTGCCGGCGGTCTGACCACGGCTGATCAGGTCCAGGAACGTCAGGCGGTCCCGGTCGACCATGTCGACCATCGGCACCCGGATGTTCTGGATGCGCGCCTGCGGCGACGTCAGGGCCTTGCGGCCGGCGTGCCAGTCGTCGAGCGTGCCGACCTTGACCTTGCCGATCGAGACCTCGGAGCCCTCGCCGACACCGGACGGGTTCGCCTTCGCGAACGCCGTGTACTCCGCCGACTTGACGAACCGCTCACCGAAGCTGCGGGCCTTCAGCCGGGTGCCGCCTCGCTTGCCGCCGCCGACGGAGACGAGCTCGCCACCGTCGTCGGGGTCGTCCTCGTCGTCGATGTCGTCGTCGCTCTCGGCGATCGACTTCAGGAACGCCTCGGACTCGCCGGCCTTCTTGGCGTTGTCCGATGCGGTCTTCTTGGACTGCGCCAGCTCGTAGTGCTTGGCGTAGTCCTTCGCCTCGTCCTCGGTCAGCTCACGATCACCCTCGGCCTTGGCCTTGGCGGCGATCTCCTGAGCAGCCTTGGCCGCGGCCTGTGCCTCCTTGAGGAGGCGCACCCACTTCTCCATGACGTGCCTTTCTGGTTGTCAGCCCGCGTGTGCGAGCTGGATTTCCTGGAGCGCCGACGCGGTGAACGCGGACGGGTTGAAACCGGACTCCTCGGACTTGGACCCGGGGGTCTCCTCGTCCTTGGCCTGGTCGTGACCGCTGGCCTTCTCGTCGTCGTTGCTTGCCTCGTCGCCTTCGATGGCGGCGAGGACGTCTGTGATCTGCGCGGCGGAGTCCTGGATGGACTCGAGGGCCTTGCGCAGGGTCGTCTCGTTCTTGACCGAGATCGCCCGGCCGGCCTTCGCGTCGCGTGCGATCTGTCGCGCCACGCCGGCAGCGGCCTTGACCGTGAGGAGCTCGGTCTCCTGGTTCGCGCCGATGGGCGTCGGGCCGACCTCGTGGATCTTCAGGCGGCGCAGCTCGTACCAGTAGTCGTCGTCGTTCTCGACGAAGCCGGCCTCGACGATGTCGTACGCGAAGGAGAACTGCGTGACGCGCCGGCCCTTCATGAGCCGGTGCACCTGCGGGGCCCGCGACCCGGGGAGGGGGTCGACGAGGTCGAGCTGGCCCTTGACCCACAGACCCTTGTCGGTCTCCTTGGCCTCGAGGACGTGACCGATGTTGAAGTCGGGATCGTCCATCCGGTGCGACCAGTAGATGGGGATGGGGTCGCCCTTGGCCGCCCAGTCCGCGAGGGACTCGGCGAACGCGCCAGGGATGATGATGTCGCCGTACGAGTCCTTGTTGCCGAACACGCTGACGATGGCCTCGAAGACGCCCGACTCCTCGTCGTACGCCTTGATCTGCACCGGTGCCGACTTGATCAACATGGGCGGCCCTCCTTCGGGCATGGCGAAGCCGGCGCCACTGCGCCGGGCTCCGGTCGGGTGGGCTAGCTGAAGTTCATCTCGAGCTCGCACTGGCAGCCGGCGACCTCGTCGGCGCCGCCGACCGGGTCACCTGGCCACGCCATGCCGTTCGAGAAGTTGTCACTCAGGCCGACCGTCTCGCCTGACATCGACGCATGAGACGACCTCGGGCTCTTCGATGTGACGATCCACGTCTTCGTGGCAGAGGGGGCCATCTGTTGGGCGGCTTCGTGTGCGCCGAACGAGGAGAACGTCGTGACGAGGGTCGTCGCGATCTGGCTTCCGCGGGAGTCCTTGGCCTCGGCGAAGACGTCGGCGGGCGCGTCGTCCTCGTCGTCGCTGGCGACCTTCGCGTCGAGCTTGTCCTTCGTCGCGGTGTTGATCATCTCGGCGCGCGACTTGGCGACCGCTGCGAGGAACTTCAGGGTCCGGTCGACGTCGTACTCCTCCGGGTCGAGACCGGCTGCGTCGAGCGTCGTCTTCGCGACCTGCTCCGAGGTGAGCACCCCGACCTTCAGCAGGTCGTCCGTCAGCTCCTTGTCCCACCGAGCCGCGTCCCACCAGTCGCTGGAGTCGGCCCCGAGCGCCGACAGCACCACGCTGCTTTGGCGGCTGAAGAACGCCGTCAGAACCTGCTCGGTCTTCGTCGTGTAGGACTCGGGCGCCCGCGCCTTCACGCGCACCCGCGGAGCCCCTTCCTTGCGGCGTAGCTCGTCCGGAGACTTGAGGTCGTTGATCAGGTCGACGTCGATCTCACCGTCGGGATCGGTCGGCTTCTGAACCGTGACGGGCAGCAGCCCGAGGTGCTCGATCGGGTCCAGACCCACGGCGGCCAGCGCGGCCTCGGGGGCGAACCCCGACCGGATCAGCGAGGCGGCAGCGTTGACGAGCTTCGCGACATCGTCGGCCGCACGGGGTACAACGCCGCCCCCGCCGCCGGCCGTGACGCCGTCTCGCGGCGACTGCTGGCCACCGACCAAGACGTTCAGCGGCACGACGAGCTCGTCGCCGCCCTCGATCGGAGGGAGGTTCTGGCGGGCGCGGCCCTCGTTGCGGGACAGCCACGGCGCGCCGACGGCGGACTGCAGTGCCTGCAGCTGGTCCTCGAAGTTGCCGCGCAGCATCGCGTCGACGTTCGCCTCGATGTAGAGGTTCGTCCCGCGCGTCAGCCACGCGTTCAGCGCCTGGTCGACGGCCGTGATGATCGGCCCGAGTGCGGGCCCGTACAGGGCCTCGAGGAACGCCTTGATGTTCGAGAAGGTGCCCGGCCGGGCACCGATCAGCTCGGGCGCGATGTGGAACGCCGACGACGTCTGGATGTCTGACAGGGTGCGGCCGTCGAGGTCGAGCGCGTCGGACGGCTTGATCCCGTCGATCGCCTTCGCGTCCATGTCGTCCTCGAGCAGCAGCCAGCCGCCCGCCTGCGCGCCGCCGCTGGCGAACTGCTGGAAGCCCTTCTTGAACCGGGTGCGCGCCTTGTCGTTGGGCCAGGGCGTCTTGCGTGTCACTACGCCCGGGAACCGCGCGCCCCTCGACCACATGTCGCGGCGGTACTGGACCGACTCGGTCTGCTCGCGGAGGATGTCGCCGAGCGTCGCCATCGGTGACGTGCCGTTCGCGCCGGAGTGCGCGTAGCCGTGGTCAAGGATGAACTTCGACGCGTCGTGCTCGACACGCCTCCCGTCGACGTACGTGACGACGTGCGTGACCTCGTCCAGACCGTTGGTCTTGAACCGGATCTTGCGCGCCGGGATGCGGTGCAGCTCGAGCTCGCCGTCGGGCTTCCACTCCGGGAAGATGCACCACCGGTCGTAGATCAGGTAGTCGACGATGATCGTGTGCCAGAACCGGTACGCCGTCATGCCGGGCGTGGTGTTCGGCTGCTTCAGCACGCGGGCGACAGGGTGGTCCGTGATGCGGTTGCGCTCGGTGTCGCTGACCCGTTCGTACAGGTTGCGCGGGATCGGGGCGTGCCCGCGGGCGACGAAGTCGACGACCTTGCGGACCGACGGCTGCTCCCTCCACACGTCACGTGGATCGAACGACCCTTCGAGCAAGGAGTACCCGGGGTCGACGACGTCGAGCGTCCCGCCGCCGCTGGCCTCGAGGTGCGACGAGAGCTCGCCGAGCGACTGGAAGATCATCAGAGGACCTGCACCACGGCGACGCGCGCGCTCGGCACCACGACAATCCCGTCGATGGGCTCCGGCGCCGCGCCGGGCTTCAGCTCGGCCGCGTGCTCGAGCTCGATCGTGGTCGCCGTGGTCCGCGCGAGGACGCCCTCGACGATCGTCGTGTCGGTCTCGATGATCACTCGCCGGGAGACGTACGTGCGCAGATCCTTCACCGGAGCCTCCTTCAGACGACCATCAGGTCGTAGTCCTCGTAGGCCGACTTCGGAGGCGGCTCTTCGATCATGGTCAACGCCCAGTACGCGGCGTTCACCGCGAGCAGCGGGCCGATGTCGGCCGGCGACTTCGAGCGGTCCCACAGCCACGTGTCGGCGCTGGGCTTCGTGACGGCCACCGCGGCGGCGACGTCGAGGAGCGGCTGCCGGTTGTGCCGGATGCTCGACCCGCTCGGCAGGCAGATCGCGTCGTAGAACGCGCCCGTGCCGCGCCCCATCTCGGCGCCTTCCCAGCGATGGATCGTGACGCCGGGGATCGCGGCCAGCTCGTCGTGCATGGAGGAGATCGGCGCGCCGCGGGTCTGCAGGGCGATCTCGATGCCGCCGTACTTCTCGGCCCGCTCGGTGAACCAGGCGACCAGCCAGTCAGTGCCGTACCGGGACGCGACGACCTCGACGTGCGCGTCGCCGTCCTTGCGCCAGCCGGCGACCGCGATGCAGGCGCGGGTGCGGTCGTGGGACAGCTCGACGCCCCAGCGCATCACGGACTTCTTGCGGATCTTCGACAGCGCCTCGACCGCTGTGCCGTCCTCGTCCGTGGCGGGGAAGCCGGACTCCCACGCGCCGGGCGGGAAGGGCCCCTCGAGCGTCGTGTCTGACCACTGGCACAGGTTCTCGGTGCGGAAGGTCCACTCCGGGTCGGTGCGGCAGAAGGCCGCCAGCGTCCGCTCGGTGATCGTGAACCCGAGCGACGGGTTCGCCATCGCCCATCCGGTGCGGTCGGTCTTGGCCATCCCGGGCGGCGCCGACCACTCGAAGATGCCGAGGGTGTCGTCCTCGAAGTCGTACTCCTCGAGGAGCTCGGCGCCCTCCTCCTCGTCGGCGAGGACCTCGGCCGGATCTCCCAGCCCGTCGGGGTCGCCGAGCGCGGCGTGTGCCAGCTTGCGGAGGTACCGCAGCACGACGCTCGTCGCGTCGCCGGCGTTCGACATCGCCAGGACAAGGGCCATCGCGCGGGCCGTGGTGGTCTTGGTGATCGCGCCCCAGGCTTCCCACGTCTGATGCTCGCGGAGCTCGTCGAGCAGGATCAGGTCGCCGGACAGTCCACGGCCGGCGCGCCGGTTGGCGGCCTTCACCTTGTACCGCTCGCCGCTGGTGAGCTCGAGGAACTTCTTGCCGTTGACCTTGGAGACCTTGAGCTTCAGCGCGTTGAGCTCGGGGTTCTCCTCGACGATGTCGACGGCCTCTTGCCAGATCTCCTCGGCGACGTCGAGATCCTGCGCCGTGCCTACGACGAGCTCGCGGCCGAGCACGTACATGAAGAACAGGGCGAGGACCACCGACAGCATGCTCTTGCCGTTCTGGCGGGCGACCAGCACGACGACGGACTTGAACCGCGGCGACCCGTCGGGCAGCAGCTCGAGCATGTGGACCAGCAGCCACTGCTGCCAGGGGAACAGCTCGATCCCGAGGACGTCGTTCGCGAAGTCGATGACCGCGTACCCGAGGGTCCGCTTCTCGGTCGTCGTCGACCGCGGCTCGAGCGGCGCCAGCGGCGGCGTGAAGATGCGCGGCGTCGTGTGACCGACGAGCGGCTTCCTACCCGGCGTACTGCGACCGGAGCCCGACGAGCTTCGACTTCGGCTGCTCTTGGCCACCGGCCGCGCCCCCCTTCGCAGGGGCCGCCTTCACTCCGGCGACCGTCAGCCCGAGGGACTCGCAGTAGTTGCGGTACGTGGGGATCGAGACGTTGTCGATCGGCGGTGGCTTGGCCGGCTTCGAGTCCGATGCGTGGAACTCAGCCCAAGCGAGCGCCACCTCGCGCAGCTCGTCCTCGGTGTCGATCTTCCGAGCCAAGATCCGCAGCGTGGCTATCGGACCGGCGTGCAGCTCGGCGTCCAGGACGCCGTCCGCGATCGCCTTCGTGATGGACCGGTTCGTGGCGTCGAGCAGCGACTCGACCTCCCGGACGACGGGAGCGAGCGGCACGAGGACGGCGGCCAGGATGTCGGCCTTCAGGCGCAGCCCGTCGAGGTCGACGTCGGTGAAGCTCGCCCACTGGCGGAGCTGGGCGACCGTCCATTCGGCCGACGGATCACCGTCAGGCAGCGCGACCGCGGCCGGCTTGGGGGTGCGCTTCGACTTCGCCCGAGCCGGTTTCGATTTCGACATCGCACCCCCTATCGCGTGCGCGCACGCGCGACCCCCCTCGGAGTCCCGGGGGGAGAGGACTACTACCGGCGAGCTCCAGGCCGCACATCGTCGAGCCAGCGATGCGAACGCCCCTACCCGTCACCACTCGCGCGATCGCTCACCGAGGGAGGCTGGGGCGCCCCGCTTGTTGCGTCGACGGTTGCAGTCGAGGTGCGACGCCTCGAAGTTGCCCGGGTCCTCGGCGAGGTGGCGATGCGTCGCGAGCGGCCACCGGTGATCGAGCGACCACGAGTCGTCGTGCGGGTAGAGCAGCGAGTAGTCGATGGGCTGACCGCACAACCAGCACGGCCGCAACTGCCGCTCGCACTGCTCACGGAACAGAGCCCGCAGCTTCTTGAACCGGCGCGTCGACCGGCCCGCGTGCTTGGCCATGACACCCCCGGACATGACGATGGCCCCACGCTGTGAGCGTGAGGCCAGTTGGATATACGTCGTCCGTGGTTCTGAGTGTATGGCATCCAGATCGAACGTGTGTACGAACCTCGGATGTCCGGCGTGTCACGAGGCCGGCGCGCGTGCGTCCTTGCGCTCGGCGTAGTCCTTCAGGAACTGCAGCAGAGCCTCGGACAGGAACTCACCGCGGCGCTCGGCCTCTGCCATCGCTGCGTTGTACGTGGCGTCGTCGCAGCGGTAGGCGCGGGGCTTCTTCGGTTCGCGGGGCATGCGAGCCATCGTATCGACAATCGTCATGACGTCCGATACCGCTCGCCATGTACCGACACAACCAGCGCGGCATCTACCGCCAGCCACAGGCGCTCGGCGATCTCGGCGATCTGCCGGCGGGTCTCCACCGCAGCCGGGCTGTGATCGCCCGGGTGGTTCGCTGGGCGCTTTGCGAACAGCGTGTAGCCGGCATAGTCGCGCTCCGCCTTGCCCTGGATCTCGTACAGGCGATCTCGCGACGCTGTCGGCACCTCGTCGAGCATCATCAGCAACTCACCGTGGTGCACCCATGCCGGGTAACCGCCAGCGACCGCTCGCGCCTTGCACGCGGCGAGGTATGCCTCGCGGTCGCGGGTCATGCCTCGACCTCGGCGCCGGAGTGCCAGACCGCGACCTCGATGCGCGTGCCGTCGCATCGCTCGCCACCAAGGCGCCAGTCTCCGGTGATGCCGCCCATCGCGGTCACGCGGTCGATGACGATTGGTGCGGCGCAGATGCTGCCGGCACAGGTGTGCTCGACGGCCAGCTTCTCGCCAGCCGCCACGGGTGGAACGCTCGAGCCGACAACTCGCCACTCCTGTCCGACCGATCGCCTCAGGATGCGAACCGGCGCGACGCCCGGCCGCTCCATGCACGGCGCCGTTGCCGCGGACCGCGCCGCATCCAGCGTGGCGAACAGCGGATGCGACACGGTGAGCCGACCGGGGTCGGCCTCGAGGCCGTACTCCATCACCGACCGCCCGCCTCGGCGATGCGAGCCCGCTCGAGCTCTCCCTCGGCGAGGGTGGCGTAGTAGCTGGCCCGGTCGCCACCCTCGGCAGCTTTGGCGAAGTGGATGGCGGCGAGGCGGTAGAACTTCGCGGCCGAGCTGATTGTGATCGTGGTGTACCCGACGGCGCCGGGCGTGGTCTGCTCGGTGGCGATCTTCGAGCCGCCGGCGGCGAGCGCCTTGCGGACGTCGCGGAGGTTGCTGGTGGCGATGTCGATGGTGTGTGTGCTCATGTGTCCATCCTGACCAACGTCCATACGTTTGTCAATACGATTGTGCATGCGATATCAGTTGAGTCGAGCGGCTCGATCATGCGCACCAGTCACCGCGAGCACCTCACGCAGGTCGTAGAGCTTCGCCTTCCACTCGCTCCCCGTCGGCTGGATTCCGTGCTGGCTGATGATCGCGCGGACCCGGCCGGTGCTGAGATGGAGGAACGCGGCGATCTCCATCACCGTCACGCCGGTGCCGCGCCTCACCGGCGGCGCCTCGGGTCGGCGAGCGTCACCTGCTGCGGCTTGCCCGTCGGCCCGTACAGCCGGCGCAGGAACTCCTCCTGGTGCGGCTCGAGGCCACCGGGCATCAGGTCCTTCGCCGCCTTGACGACCGCCTCAGCCTTGCGTGCCGCGGTGGCCCGCTCGGCCTCCTCGCGCACTGCCAGCCAGTACGCGCCCTGGTCGTACCTCCAGTGACACCGGGTGCAGACGTAAGTGTCCGCGGTCCCACCCTGACGACAGGACTTGTGCGACTCGTACGCGTCCGGAACGTACCGCTCCAGGTAGACCAGCAGGTGCACCGTCCTGAAGCCCGGCTCGTCGAAGTGCTCCGCGAGCTGCTTCGCCGCCCACGCGTGCGGGCACAACGTCGGCTCCGCAGCCTCGCGCACCAGATCCCCAGCGCAACGGAAGCACGGCGCCGCGCCAGCTTCCGGCCGCACACCGTCGTTCAGCACGACCTCCAACAGGGCGGCGTGGCGAGCGATGTCAGCCACGAAGTCCGGGAACGACGACGTCCGCTGCGCAGCCCACGACAGGTGCTGGATCAGGAACTCCGACGTCGACAACAGCGTCCGGTGACGCTGCCGCGAACCGAGCTCGGCCCGCCACACGTCCTCCCACTGCTCGAGCAGCTGACGTGTCGGCATCGCCTCGCCGTGACGTTCGTCGTCCTTGTGGTCCGCCGGGACCGTCTCACCGCCGAGGTACGCCAACCGGTTCTGGTCCTCCGCGAACACCACGGACGACCCGTCCGACCCAGGCCCACGCAGCACCGTCGCATCACCGCCCGGGATCGGCGCCGCCGCCAACAGTCGGCCCGCCTGCCCAGCACTGACCGCATGCTCGGCGAGGTGCTTGTTCAGCCCGTACACCGACCGCAGCCGCTCCTTCGCGTTCGTGATGCACGTCGGGCACGTCTGCTCGTGCTCGACGTGCTCGACGCGGCAGACGACGCAGTGCTTGGCGGTGCAGGGCTGGCAGCCCGTGCACTCGGGATCGTGCTCAGGCTCGTCGCCGGCGGGCACGACATGTCGGCCCGGCACGATGCGCGGCTCGTCGCGGCCAGCGAAGCGGCACTCGTCGGTCATCGAGGCGTCACCAGCGTGAACTGATCCTTGCGACGCGGGCCACGCAGCGGGTCGGTGAGCGCACGACCGAGAGCCAGCATCGCCTCTCGTATCGACTCGAAGCCACCCCCGTAGCCTCTGCGCTGCAGCAGGACCGTTCGGCCCTGGCACGAGGCGTGGAAGTCGGCGAGTGCCTCGGCCCGCTGCCGTTCACCCTCGGACACGATCCACGCGAGATCCTGCTCGAACGTCGTGACCTCCACGACCTCGCCGAGGACGAGGACCGGCAGGTGCACCGTCGCCAGCTCGGGCGTCAGCGGGTCACGGTCGATCGTCGGGGCGTCAGCGTGCAGGTGCCACGGGAACTCCTGCCCGTCGATCGTCACAGTGCCCGCCTCGTGGTCGATCAGCACGTGAGCTGCGAGGGTCTGCTTCGGCATCGTCATGGTGCCTCCTGAACTCGGTGTCGTTGACTCGCTCACGACGTGGCTCCTGTCTCGGTTGGCATGGGTTCCAGCTCCTCGAGCAGCTCGACGAGCCGCTGGGGGTTACAGACGCCGCAGTCGTCTTGTCGTGTGCCGTCGACGGCGTGGCCGGCGTGGTGGGTCGTCGCGGCGAACCAGAGCCACGGCATGCGGGCGACGCGATCAGCGTGAACCGCGGCGACCGCGCGAGAGTGACGGCGTCGGGCGAGGTAGCGGCGGATCATGACGTGGCCCCCTCGGCGGGCCAGGCGACGCCAGCAGCGGTCAGCGTGAGCTGGGCGCCTTCCTCGGGTCCGATGTACTCGTAGGTGAGCAGGCCGCGGCGTGCGAGCCACTGAGCGGTCCGCCAGTTGATGAACGCTGGCCACTCCACTCGCGCTCCTCGGCGCGGGTCGTCAGGCCACGTGGCTCCGCTGATCGTTGCCCCGTCCCACGGCTCGTCCGGGTACTGCTCACGACGTCGCTGGAGCATCTCCATCGCCTGACGCTGCTCGACCGTCAACCGCGCGCTCATGACGTGGCCTCGCATCCTTCTTGCGCGTGAGGCCGCGCTCCCGTCATCAATCCCTCGAAGGTGTGGGGAAAGCGCGCCCCGCACCGCGAACACACCATCTCGTCGCCCTCGATCGGGAACGTCACGAAGTCGCCGCTCATCGGGCATCGCTCCCCGGAGTGCGGGCGGCGAGGTCGTAGGCGTCTATGACCTCGCGTCTTAGCGCAGACAGGATCGACCCGACGGCCAGCACGTCGATGTGCTCGCGGTCCAGGTCGCCGATCGCGGACTGTGCCTTGCGGTACGCGCTGATGTTCGGATGCACCTGCCGGATCGCCTCGCGGATGCGCTCGACCTCGTCCGCCCGCACCTCCTGCTCGTGCTCGGCGACCGGGAGCGCGTTGAGCGAGGTAAACGCATCGCGCCAACCGTCACGCTCACTCGCATTCCGCTCCGCGATCTCACGCCAGTACCGAGCTGGGTCGACGTCGGCTATCGGCTCGTCGTCCGGCTTGGCGACCGCACCGGAGACGGGAGCGAGATGCGGGTGCTCGGCCCAGATATCGCGGACCTCCGCAGCCCGGTCGACCGCTTCCTCGACAGTCCGGAAGCACCAGCTCTCACCCTCCGGCCAAACCGTGTGCCAATGGCCGCCGTTACGCCACTGGGAAGCGAGCAACGGGCCGACATCGCACGACCCGTGCGATTCGACGCGCATGGGCGAGAGGTCACCCACCGCACTGGACTCCACACGACGCAGCGCCGCCTCGAGCGCCACCTCCATCCGAGCGCCTAGCGCCAGGTCGAACGCCGCCTGGAACTCGCGCACCGCCGCCTCGAGCATCTCGTCAGACACCCGGCCCGTCATCGGACACTCGCGATCGCGTCATCACGAGCCGTGTCGTAGTCGTACCGCAGGCCCGCACGCTCAGACGCCGGCCCGCGGCGAAGCGCCCGCCACGTCGAGTAGACCTTCCGCTGCAGGTGCTGAGGAACCTTCGACCAGCACGAAGCGCACATCAGCTTCGCGGCGTCCGGGTACCGACCGCAGCCGGTCGGGCACGTTCCCCGGATCATGAGCGATCCCGGACATCGCGGGCCTTGAGCTTCGCCATCCGCCCGTCAGGGTGATGCCAGACGACGCCCTCGATCCCCTGGTCGCCCAATTCGCGCACCGCGTGCACGACCATCTCGGCGTCTGGCTGGAGCGCAAACCAAAGCCGGTCGGCCTCGGCGTGGCGAACGAGGGTGTGGTCGTCGAAGCCGTCAGGGTTGCCGTTGATCCTCGGGCCCACGAGCTCGTACGTGCCGGGCTGGAACCCTGCAGTCTCACACTCGGCGAACGCCTTCGCGAACGACGACTGCGCAATGGGCTCCCAGCCCGTCCGCTTCCCAGTGACGGGGTCGTGGTCGACCTCCACCCAGCCGGCCGGTTCGAGCTTGCCGGGCTTCACCTCTCGTCTCGCCCACCATGCGCCAGCCTCGTCGAGCATGGTGCAGGTGCCGTCGTACTTCCGGGTCGCGACTCCCTCGCCTGCGAGGACCCACTCGCAGCCGGGTGTCACGTCGTCGAGAACCCGCGACATGTCGTCCGGGTCTCGCTTGAACAGGGTCGGGATCTTCCTCATGCTGCGCGTCCTTCCGTGGGGATGTAGTTGCCTTCGTCGTCGAGGAGCACCCATCGGTTGCCGACGATCTGGACCGGGATACCTGCCGGGATCAGGGGCCGCGGGACGAGGAGCCCCAGGCCGTACGCCTCAGTGCGGTTGGACTCGACCCAGCCGTGACAGCCGGTGATGCCCGAGCCGCACAGCAGCAGCCCGTTCGCTGCGCCGCGCGCCTCCGGTCGACGGTCGCCGCCCATGCCGGCCGGTCGACGGTGGTGAACCGACCAGCCAGTCCAGTCCGACGACGACGTCCCGCACCGCTCGCAGCACATGCCGGCCCGGTGCAGGATCGTCGACCGGACCTCGACCGGGAACCGTGATGCCGTGCCCATCAGGCGGCCTTCAGCTGGTGGTACAGCTCGTCGAGCTTCTCGCCCTGCCGACCGAGGACCTCGACCGTCCGACACGGGAACAGCACGTTGCACTCCACGCAGAAGAACCGCTCCGCGTGAGCCCGGCCCGACGCCCGACGCAGCACCTTGCTGTGCAGGCTCCCGAGGTACGCGAGGTCCGCCCGACGGTCCTGGACGGCGTGCAGGCGCTCCGCGCGACGTGTCGCGGTGAGCAGTTGGATCTCAGCCCGCTGCTCGTGCCACGTCCCACGCGCCAGCTCGAGAGCCTGCTCCAGCTCCGCGACCTTCCGGCGCAGCTTCGCCATCTTCATGCCGGCGCCCCGTCCCGCAGCTGGTTGCCCGCCCAGTCACGCCCGCAGATCCGGCACCACGGTGCACGGGAGTCCCGGTGCTGACGGGGAGCGTGATCCGGGCACGTCCGCAGGACCTCGCGACGGAGGGCAGCCTGAGCGACCTCGACCGAGCGACGCAGATCAGCGAGCGACGGCGTGTCAGACATCTTCGCCCGTCACCATCTTCGTGATCGTCGCGTCGACGAGGTCCTCCACGCCGTCGACCAGCGACGACGGGGGCTGCTCGCCCGCGACCTCGGCCAGACGGACCATGAAGCCCATCAGGGTGTCGAAGTGCGACGACGCCTCGCGGGCCTTGCGGACCTCGCTGACGAGTTCGAGCACGGTCTTCGGGTCGACACCAGCGATGTGCTCCGCGTGGGCGGCGATCAGCGTCTCGGCGATCAGCGTGCCGTCCCAGCCCGTCACGTCGTCCGTAGCGAGGATCTTCAGCGGCTCGTCGGGGTCACGCATCCAGACGGTCGCGGAGCCCAAGTGCCCCGACACGAT